TGTCGGCGACCGTCCCGTGCTGATGGACGACGCAACCTATTTCGTGGACGCCTCGACCGGCATTTCCTACGGCATCAAGCTAATTAACCAGCAGCAGTACGACGGCATTGCGGTCAAAAGCGTCACCAGTACTTTTCCACAGGTAATGTGGATCAATACGAATTTCCCCAACATCGACATGCACGTCTACCCGGTGCCCACCAAGGTGCTGGAATGGCATTTCATTTCGGCGGCGCAGTTGACCCAACCTGCGACGCTCTCGACCGAGTTGTACTTCCCGCCTGGCTACCTGCGGGCGTTTCGCTACAATCTGGCTTGCGAAATCGCCCCTGAGTTTGGTATCGAACCACCGCCCACGGTCGGGCGCATCGCGATGTATTCCAAGCGTAACCTCAAGCGGATCAACAACCCCGACGACATCATGTCGATTCCCTACGCCATCGTCAGCACCCGCCAGCGGTTTAATATTTTTGCCGGGAACTTCTGATGCAGACGCCCATCCTTGGCTCCGCGTATGTAGCCCGCAGCGTCAACGCTGCGGACAGCCGCATGATCAACTTGTTTCCTGAAGTGCTGCCGGAAGATTCCGGCGGCAAGACATCTGCGTTTCTCCAGCGCGCGCCAGGACTGCGCTCGCTCGCCACTATCGGAACCGGCCCGATCCGTGGTCTGCACTCCTACGGCAATTACATGTACGTTGTCTCTGGCAACAGCGTGTACCAAGTTGATACCAGCTACCGCACCGTTCTGCTGGGCACCGTCGCCAACGACGGCCCCGTGTCGATGGCAGACAACGGCACCCAGCTCTTTATCGCTTGCGCCGGTCCCAGCTACATCTTCAACAACACCACCAACGCCTTCGGCCAGATCACTGACCCCGATTTCCCCGGCGCAACAACGGTCTCCTATCTGGACGGCTATTTCGTCTTTATCGAGCCCAACAGCCAACTTGTGTGGACCACGGCCATTCTTGACGGCACGTCGATTGATCCGCTGGACTTCGCGAGCGCGGAAGGTTCGCCCGACAATCTGGTGTCGTCCATTGTGGATAACTCCGAAGCCTGGCTGTTTGGCACCAACACCATCGAAGTCTGGTACAACGCCGGAAATGCTGGGTTCCCGCTCCAGCGCATCCAAGGCGCGTTTATGGAAATCGGCTGCGCGGCGGCGTTTTCGGTCGCCAAGCTTGATAGCACCGTTTTTTGGTTGGGCGCGGACACACGCGGCAAGGGCATCGTCTACCGCGCCAAGGGCTACCGAGGCGTCCGCGTCAGCACCCACGCCGTCGAATGGCAGATCCAGCAATACGCCAACATCAGCGATGCTACGGCCTACACCTACCAACAAGACGGTCATGCGTTCTACGTGCTGTCATTCCCGTCCGCCAACGCGACGTGGGTCTACGATGTTGCGACGGGCGCGTGGCACGAGCGCGCCGGGTTCGCCAACGGCGGCTTCACCCGGCAGCGGGCGGCGTGTCAGACGTTCTTCAACAACGCGGTCACGCTAGGCGACTACCAGACCGGCGAGATCTACGCCTACGACCTGACCCTGTTCGCGGACGGCGGGCGCACCCAAAAGTGGTTGCGCTCGTGGCGGGCGCTGCCGACAGGCACCAATAATTTGAAGCGCACCGCGCAGCACAGTCTGCAACTCGACTGCGAATCGGGCGTGGGTTTGGACGGCGGGACGCCATCAGTAACCCTGTACGTCAGTGGCATCTCGTCCACGGCGGTGTCTGGCGACGCTATCGGGGGCGAATCAGAAGAGACCACAGACACGGTGCTTGTGCAGGGGGCAGATCCGCAAGTCATGCTACGTTGGTCAGATGACGGCGGCCATACGTGGTCCAACGAACATTGGCGGTCGATGGGCCTGATCGGAGAGTACGGCAAGCGTGTCCTTTGGCGCAGGCTTGGCATGACGCAGAAGATCCGCGACCGGGTGTACGAGATTTCTGGTACAGATCCGGTCCCCGTCTACATCATGGGCGCGCAACTGATCGCGAGCCCCACCAATGCTTAACGAAACCCGCATTCCCGGCCAGCGCGTCCCCATCGTAGAGGACGAGAACGGAACGCCGACGCGCGAGTGGTTTCGCTATTTCGAATACCTGTACACGGTCGCCGCTGCGTCTGTAACCAACGCCGCGTTCTACGACATCACCAATACGGCTTGGACGGCCAACACTCCTACCATCGTGCCTGTAGGGTCCACCTACGCCGCGCACGGATTTACACTTGCTGCGTCCCGCGTCACTGTTGCAAGCGCCGGGCGCTGCATCATCAATGCCTCGCTTCAGCTAACCAACAACAATGCGTCCAACGACGACGACATGACCATCTGGTTGCGCGTGAACGGCGCGGATGCCGCCGCAACCGCCAGACGCGTGACGGTGCCTAAGCAACACGCAAGCGTGGCCGGTAGCGTCTTGATGACCGTGAACTTCAGCTACACGTTTGCCGCTGGCGATTATTTCGAGCTGTACGGACTGTCCAAGCTAGGCTATGCTCAGATTGCAACCTACGCGGCCAGTAGTTCGCCAGCCTATCCCGCAGCTCCAGGCACGATCTTGTCCGTGGCGCAGATACTATAGGATCGGACGATGACAACCTACAACCTTTCGGCTTTTGCTGGCGCAGGCGCGCAGTTCTTTGACGACAACGGTTCTCCGCTGGTCGGCGGCAAGCTGTACAGTTACGCGGCTGGCACTACCACGCCGCTTGCGACCTACACAACCAGCGCCGGAACGGTTGCCAACACCAATCCGATTATTCTGAACGCAGGCGGGCGCACTCCAACCGAAATCTGGCAGGCGACGGGCATTCTGCTAAAGTTTGTGTTGTACAATTCGGTCAATGAACTGATCGGTACTTACGATGGTATCCCGTCCATCAACGATCCCTTTGGCATCAACAGCCAACTTACCTCGGTAGCGGGTACAAACACTATCACGGCTACCGCTACACCTACGCTCACTGCGTATGCGACCGGCGCAATTTACAGCTTCATCGCCGCCAACACCAACAGCGGCGCGGCAACCCTGAGCATCGACGGCTTGACCGCCAAAAGCATCACCAAGAACGGTTCGGTGGCGCTGTCGGCTGGCGACATCCAATCCGGCAAGATGATGCTAGTCGAGTATGATGGCACGACATTCCAGCTTCTCAACAACATCGTTTACGGCGGGTCGATCACAAACGGCACCATCGTCAGTTTGACTGCGCCCATGTCCGTCGCCAATGGCGGTACGGGCGTGGCTACGCTAACAACTAATAATGTTGTGTTAGGCAATGGCGCTTCCGCAATTCAGTTTGTGGCGCCTGGCACCTCGGGCAATCTGCTGACCTCAGACGGCACTACATGGGGCAGCACCACACCGGCTATTATCGCGCCCACTGCGATAGGTCAGGTTCCCTTCAGCACCAACGGCACGTCGTACACAGCCACGCAGAAGATCGTGCAGATGACCGCCGTTGCGTCTACCAGCGGCACTAGCATCGACTTTACCAGCATACCTTCTTGGGTAAAGCGCATTACGGTAATGCTTAGTGGTGTTTCGACCAATGGAACGTCACTTCCTCAAATCCAACTTGGAACCAGTAGTGGCCCAGAAACAAGTTCCTATCTAGGCACTTGTACGGGGGGTAATACGGCAATCACTTCGGTTGCCTATTCGTCGGGTTTTCTTCTTCAAATTAATTCAGGTAATGATGCCAGTGCCTCTCGTCACGGGTCCGTTATGTTCACTCTTGTGGGATCAAATATTTGGGTGGCGCAAGGCGTAATTTCGCTGTCAAATCTTACATATTTTTATGCTACGGCGGGATCTAAAACGCTTGCCGCAACCCTTGACCGCGTTCGCCTTACCACTGTAAACGGCACCGACGCGTTCGATGCCGGTACTGTTAACGTCATGTACGAATAGGGTGATTGATGCTGCCTGCTGAAGCTAACACGCTGGAACTTGATGCCCCGCGCCCGCGCGTTTCGGAGGCGGACGTGCAGGCGCTTGAAGCAGAACTTTTAAAGCATCCGCAAGCGGACTGCCCGGTCGTTCATCGGTTTGCGCCCGGCCTCTACATCCGCGAGCTGACTATCCCCGCCGACACTTACGTCATCGGGCACAAACAGACGACGCACCATCTGAACATCATGTTGGCCGGGCACATCATCCTGACCAACGAGGACGGCACACGCACGGAACTGGTCGCCCCGCAAGTGTTCGTGGGTCCGCCAGGGCGCAAGATCGCCTACGCCGTGGAGACCGTGGTCTGGCAGAACATCTACCCTACGACTGAGACGGATGTTGCTACGCTGGAGGCGACGTACCTCGACAAGAGCTATTCGTGGCAGTTGGCGCAGCGTGATCATCAGATGTTGTTGAGTTTCGGTCACCCCGAAGACATCGCGGACTTTCATCTGGCTATCGCCGAATACGGGTTTGACGCTGACACAGTGCGGCGCATTTCGGAAGACCCTGCCGATCAGACCCCGTTTCCGGAAGGCTCGTACAAGGTTATGGTCGGTCCATCGGCTATCGAAGGCCAAGGCCTGTTTGCCACCGCCCCCATCGCGGAGGGCGAGATGATCGCGCCGGGGCGCATCAACGGAATGCGGACCCCCGCCGGGCGGTATACGAACCACAGCAAGAAGCCCAACGCGGTCGCCGTGCTGGCGGACAACGGGGATATACATCTTTTTGCTACATGTGGTATCATGGGCTGCAAAGGTGGCGATCTAGGCGACGAGATCACGTTGGATTACCGACAGGCGCTCGGTTTAGCCTCAAGGAGAGACTAACATGTCAGGCATTGCCGCCGCGATAGCAGGCGCGGGCATTCTGGGCGCAGGCGCGTCAATCTACGGCTCTAGCCAAGCGGCCAAGGCCCAGAAGGACGCCGCCAATCAAGCGAACGCCACGCAGTTGCAGATGTACAATCAGCAGCGCGAGGATCTCGCCCCCTACACCGAAGCGGGCACCGAGGGTCTGAACGCCCTGCGGTCCTACCTTGGCGTGGGCGGTGACACGTCCGCAGCCAACTACGGCGGCTATAACCAACGGTTTGGCATGGACCAGTTCACGGCGGACCCTGGCTATTCTTTCCGGTTAAGACAAGGTTTAGAAGGCTTAAACGCCAACGCCGCTGCACGCGGCGGTCTGATCTCTGGGGCGGCGCTCAAGGCCGCGACGAACTACGGCCAGCAGGCCGGATCGCAGGAATACACCAACGCCTTCAACAGGTTCATGCAGCAGAAAGAAGCCGAACGCTCTGGCTACAGCGATTTGACGCGGGTTGGTCAGGCGGCGGCGGCAGGCACCGCAGCGGCTGCGGGGCAGTACGGCACGGCGGCGGCGCAGAACATTAACAACGCGGGGCAGGCGCAGGCGTCTGGCTATGTTGGCGCGGCCAACGCCATCAATCAGGGTTTGAGTCAGGGCATTAGCCAGTACCAAACAAACTCTCTGATAAATCGTCTTGGCGGCGGAAACGCTAACCCGTACAGCGGCGGTAGCCCTATGACCTCGGCGGACTACGCGCAAATCAACAGCTATTTCAAGGGACAATAGGGGCTGACGACAATGGCAGATTTTAGCATTGCATCGCAGATCCGGCCCATGCAGTTGCCTGATCCGTTGCAGCAGTACGCGCAGTTCAACCAGTTGGCGCTTCATCAAGCGCAACTGGCCGAGGTGCAGCGCACCGCGCAGGAACAAAACCAATTGCGTCAATTGTCGGCATCGGGCGTAAATCTTCTGTCCCCCGAAGGCATTAAACAAGCTTTTAACGTTTCGCCTAATTTAGGTTTGAAAATGACGGAAGAAGCTAACAAGCTGAAAACTTCTGGGCTAAATCAGGAACTGTTGACGGCGCAGGTAGGTCAAATTCCGCTTCAAAACTTGAAAGCGCAAGGTGAAGTTGACGCGCAAAAACAAGCGGCAATGGCGGCGGATCACAAACTTTATTCGGAAATGCTGAACAAAGTGTTGGCGCTTCCAGATGATCAAGCCAAGACAGCGTATGAAATGTTGCGCGCAGGCGCGGTGAGTAAATATAAAGATCTGGACGCGGCATGGCCTAAGACTTTTGAAGGAAACCGTGGCGTTTTAGAAAAGCAGATGCTAACCGCAGAACAAGCCGCGCAAGCGCAGGCTGCTAAATTGGCAGACGAAAGAAAAGCACTTCAGCCGTCAGTTCATGATTTTGGTGGCACCCCGTATTCCGTTGTCGGTACTACCGCGCAACCCATTACGGTAGGTAGCGCAGCGCCCGCCGCACCTTCCACTGCTATTCCGGCAGGGGCCGCTGCTGCGGGGGTGCAACCGTTTGCCGCTCCTGCAAATACGCCCGCTGCGGTCATGCGGCAACCCGCCGCCGCGCCTGCGGTTGGTGACGCACAAGCCATGCGAACCGCGCAGATTGAAGGCACGGGCAAGAACCCCATGTCGTCCGCGCAAGGGTTACATCAATTCATTGACAGCACGTTTGTTGGCACGGCTAGAAAAGTGTTTCCTGAATTGGCGAACAAGTCGCCTGCGGAAATTTTGGCTTTGCGCGGCACCAAGTTGGCGGATGGCACCCCGATAGAATCGGCATTGGAGCAAAAATTTCGCGCGGATAACATCGCGTCATTGGCAAGCGCGGGCATCCAGCCCACGCCCGGTAACACTTATCTGGCGCACTTCCTTGGTGCTGGTGGGGCGCGTAGCGTCTTGGGCGCAGACCCCAACACACCTGTGGCATCGCTTCTTGATCCCCGCGCTATTGCCGCCAACAAATCTGTTCTGGAAGGCAAGACGGCTGGCGAAGTGGCTGCATGGGCGGCTAATAAGTTTGGTAATCAACCTGGGCTAGCTGCGTCTATGACTGCTGGCAACGCCCGTCTGGGCGGCGCTCCCGCCGGGTTTGTGCCTGCGGGCGGTACGCCCATGTCGCTTGGCGCTCCTACGGTCAACAACGCGCTTATGGCAAACATGATGGCTGGTCAAGCCGCTCCGACAAATATGCTGGCGTCGCCTGCGGCTCCGCAAATTGCTGCGCCTGCGGCGCAAACGCCCATTGGACCAACGCCGGGCGCACCAATTAGCACGGTTAAACAGACTTTAACGCCTGTTGAAGAACAAAAAGCGCGCGAAGACATTGGTAAAGCTCACGCTGAAGTCAATAGTTCTTTGACAACGTTGAAATACACGATGAAAGCGGTTCAGGATCTAATTGATACGCCCGATGCAGACAAAGAACGCATTCTAGGAAAGTTTGGGTCTAATGTGGCAAACCTTACGGACGCCGCCAAAGACGCTCAAACTAAGTTTAACGATGTTAAAGGCCAAGTTACTGCTATGGCTAAGGCAGGTGCGGGCGCTATCGGTTCTATGGCTAAAGATGAGTGGGCTATATTGGCTAACCAAGTTTCGTCGCTCGACCCCGCAAACATGACACCTACAATCTTGAATAGGCAGTTAAAGACGATCATGGACCGCGCTTCCGAACTAGCAAAAAATACGCATTCAAATTATACGGCTACTTATGGACCTATGATGGATAAGTACAAAGGCCAATTCGACATGCCCGCCGTTGAAGCCCCAAAGTCAAAAGAGATCGACGCAACGGCAAAAGTTGTCGGAAAACCCACAACCAATGGCCGCGCAAGATTGCCTGCGGGCGTAACTTCTAGTGGATGGTGACGATGCCTGACATCACACTCACGTTCGCTGACGGAACCCAGCACGTTTACAAAGACGCACCAGACACTCTTAAGCCAGAGGATGTGTATGCGCGTGCTACAAAAGATTTTCCTAATCAGACATTAAAAGACATCGCAAGAGGCGGCGGCGTTGCGGCTGAAACGCAAAATAGAGGTGTTGCTGGTGAGGCTGAAGCGCCTGCGGCTCGCACGCCCAAACGTGGTGGGTTTGCCAAGCAGGTTGGCGAGGCGCTGTACACGCCTGCCGAGACGCCGCGCATCCCGACTGCCGAGGAACTGGTTGGGCGGTATAAAGACATCGGAACAGGCGTATTGCGGGGCGTTCCTACGGCTATTCCAGGTTTGCCCGGCGACATTGAAAGCATGTTTCACAAAGATACGGTCCTGCCGACTTCGCATGGAATCGCCAATTACATGTTTGGCGAACCATCATCGCAGGACGTGGTTACTGGGCAAACATTAGGTAGCATGTTTGCGGGGCCTGTAGCGGGCGGATTGTCAAAGGTAGCGGCAGTGGCAAAAGCTGCTGATCTAGCTAAAGTTGCAAAACTGGCGCAAGGCGCAAGTACGGTCATAGACCCTCTGTCCCCCGCAATTTCAGGCGCAGTAAACGTTGCCAAAAATGCACTTCGGCCTGCGGAAGCAGCGACACCGACTACAAACGCGTTGCGCGTTGCTGCGGAAGCTGATTACGCCGTGATGGATAATTCCAATTTGGCAATCCATCCAGACGTGCTTCGCTCAACTATTGACGACATCAAAAAATCTTTGGAAAAATCGCGGTACGTCGAAGAACTTGACCCGACGGCGCGAAATTTCCTTCAGGTTTTGGAAGACCGCGCGCAGACGCCGCAATCGCTTACGCAACTTGACGCGTTGCGCGGAAAAGCGCGTGATTTGGCGTATGAAGCGTCTGGTGGGGAGCAGAAAGTTTTATCCACGATTTCGCGCAAACTCGATGCTACCCTTAATGATGTAAACGTATCTAATGTAGTCCCAAAAGATCCAATGCTTCCTTCTGCCGCCCCTGACACCGTCAAGGACGCGCTGATAAATGCGCGCGATAAATTTGGTACAGCGGCAAAAAGCGCCGAAATTGAAACGCTCATTCATAAAGCGGATATGTCCACCACGGACAACCCGATTAAAGCTTTGCGCGTACAATTTTCTTCGTTAGCTAAGAACGAAGACCGTTTGGCGCGGTATACTCCCGCAGAGCAAAAAATCATTAAAGATATAGCGGCAGGCGATATAGGGTCTAAAACGCTTCAAACGCTGGAAAATCTTATGCCGGGATTTAGCCGAACCAGCATGTTTGGGAACGTCATGTCTGCCCTAGCAGGCACTATGGGACACGCAATAGTAGGGCCGTTTGGATCTTTGGCTTTTGCAGTCCCCGGTACGGTTGGTAAATTTGCGGAAAGCGCAAGAGGGGCGCAGGCAATGCCTATAGCCAACAAATTTGCAGAAGGCATACGCGCGCGTAACGTAGGCAACGCTCTGGCCCCGCAAGGTATGCCTTCATCTGCCATTCGCAACATGCTATCCATAGGTATGCCGGGCGCTCAACAAGCCCAAAACGCCCTCGCTAACCAGTAGGTCCGCGATGCACGATACGAAGCTGGCCGTTGATGGTGCAATCGCTGCGGGGGCGCTGACACTCCCGTGGTGGGCGATGGAGCTAGGTGCGTGGGCCGGGCTCTGCGTCACGCTGGCGACACTTGCGTTGCTCGTCATCCGCATACGCATAGCCGTTCGTGATTGGAAAGCCGGAACTGAAATATGAGTACCACGGAAGAGAAACAGGAAAAGTTTGCCATCGAGATGGCGGCGAGCGCCAGCAAGGGCGCGTTGGTAGAGAAGATTACCTTTGCCGGTATCCCAATCCTGTTCTCTTGCGTCGTCTACCTCATGAGCGCGCTTTCTGCTGCCAACAACGAGATCATTCAACTAAAGTCCAAGGTGGCTGTCGTCGTCAACGCCGACAACAAGGCCATCCCGCCCCAAGGCACCACCATCGACATG